TTTATTAGCTATAACAATAGACGATACAATTGTTTCTGTACTTGAAGGAACTACGTAAATTTCCGTAGCTCCGTTACAAGTTGCTTGACCTAATACTTTATATGCGTTAGCCATTTATTTCCTTCCTATGCACCTATTAACAAAAATTCATTAAAAGCAGCACCTGCACTAGCAGCAGTTAATTGTCCACTAGAAGCAGTTAAACCGCTTCCAGCAATACCTGACACAAAATCTGCAATCGTTTCTTTTTTAGACGAATCATCATCTGCATCAATTATTGCAATACTATCAGCAGCAACATTAACAGTTGCAGCTGACAATTCATTTAGATCTAATGCTAAAACACCTGAAGCAGCTGCTAAACCAACACCAGCAATAGCGGTAATTAAATCTGCAATAGCTTCTTTTTTATTATCATTACTATCATCTGCATCAATTATTGCGATACTATCAGCAGCTACGTTAACTACGGCTGCAGTTAATTCGTTTAAATCTAAATCAATTGTCGGAGATCCACTTGTTCCACCGCCACTAAGGCCATCTCCTGCGGTAACTGCTTCAATGTCTCCAGCAACAGTTCCCCATTCCATAGCGTTAGCAGCAGCATTAGTTCTTAAATATTGTAAAGCAGATCCTAATGCAGCTAAACCAGTTCCTCCGTGTGTGTAAGGGACAGTATCTCCTGATACAAATTCTGATAAACCGTCAGCATCTCCTGAAGAGTCAAACGTTGCTTTTACTGGTGTCTTATCAGCCATTATCCAATCCTTAATTTAATATTGCTAGTTGATCCGTCTGTTTTCACAAAAGTAAGTTTAGATTGGTTATCTTCAGTTATCAAAGGTATATGACTAAAACTACCATTTGCTTTAGTAAATTGTAAAGAACGAGATACGTCGAATCTAGCTTCTCTTGTTGGTCTTAAATCAAAAAAATCACTAATCGGTTGATACATATTGTTATATTACCTTATAAATTTTCATTATTCTACTTCTCTAACTTTAATGGTAGCTATACCTTGACCAGGAGTATCTAATTGTAAATTGTATTCTCTAATCATTACATTATGCGTATCATATGATCCGCTTGCAGCAATTTCATATCCATTTTGAAACGTCAAAATATTTTCTGTATCTGCCTCAGCTTTAATATAATCTATAAGTTGTGATCCAGTAAAAGCTCTGCTTTGAGCTTGAGCATCTTCATCAGTAATGTCTAGAATTAAATCCCACTCTTTAACATATTCTGAAGGAGTACATCTAACTTGAACTGATCTAACTACTGGAGTTACTGCGGAGTTGCTAGTGTTTAATGTAATTTTTAATTGTAAGTTTTTAAATTTCACAGAAGAAGCACTTGTAGATACTTTAAATGTTGTACCTGTTCCGTCATCTGTATCATATGTTCCAGCAGAAGTCCAAGTTCCGTCCTGGTCTTTCTGGTAATGTATCTGAACTGAAGTGTTAGCTGGTAATGGCTCAGTAGCTACTCTAATAGACATCAAAGTTTTTTCTTCTCCAATGTCAAAGTTATGAACTGAGCTATATAAAGATCCACTTGCAGCATAAGTGCTAGCAGTTCTATAAGTCTGTGTGTTGCTGCTGCCTTTGTTTTCAGAAACAAAAATTCTACCTAAAAAGTCTACAACTGAGTTTGGATCTTTTACTGCACTAAACTCTGGGCCACCAAAGATAGCACCAGTTAATAAATCTATTGTAAATAATGTCCAGGTGTTAGCAGATGATCCAGTAGGAGCTAAGAAAAAACTTCTATCCATACGAGAAGCATCTGTACTTGTTATTAATTTACCAGCAGTAAAGTCTGCATCTTGTCTTAACAAACCAAATGTTCCAAATTCAGTTCCTTTAACGTAGTAAACTACTCGTTCATCTACTCCAGTAGTGGTAGAAGTTCCAGCCATAAGCAATACTCCTGAAGCATACCAAATACAATCTACGGAAAATCCAGGCATACGTGCTACTTCAACTCCAAAACTGTCACCTAAAGCACTACCAGGAACAATTCTGTATAAAACACTTTCACCAGCTTTAGTTCTTACACAAAGAAATAACTCATTATCTCCTCTAGCTACAATTCCTTGATTAGATCCTGCGTCTAAGTTTCCTTCGTGCACTACGAAAACTTCTGTACCTGTTACTGGAGGAGTAGAAGTAGTAAAAGCATTGTATTCAATAACAGATATTTTCTCTCCTGTTAAATGAACTACATACAAATGGCTACCGATTTTAACCAAAGGCCTGTCAAAGACATCTTGGCTATCTGCGTCTACCCATTTATCTGTATCTGCAAAATCATCAGTATAAGTACTTTGAACTTCAAATCTATATATATCACTTAGCCCGCCGCTAACTGGTATAAATACATATTTACCGTCTCCGTCTCCTCTTACACCAAAGTAATCGTCATCTGCTATATCTGAGCTACCAGCATCTTGAATATCCCAAGTTGTGTTAGCTAATGTTCCAGAATAAGTTGCTACTGAATCATCAGAAGAAGAAAAGTGTAATAATTTGTCAGAAGCTTTTACTAATGTTCCTGTTTTATTTACGTTCGTTCCAGCAGATTCTACTGCGTGAGCTAAACGAATACTTCCAGGAGTATGTAAAGCATCTATGTTTGTAGAGTAATCATAACCATTTCCTTTTTCTCTATCCCATTTTCTAAATCCTTCACCAGCAGACCAATCAGTTAATTCCCATACGGCAGTATCAGGCCTTAAATCATATTTAGGATCAGATGATTGCACAATCTGTGCGTTAGATATATTTAAAGGAAGTAAACGAGCTTTGTAGTGATCGTCTGCTGCGTTAGTTGCTAAACGATACTTATAAGTTCCCAGCTTAATGTGAAAATATCCGTCAATCACGATAATTTCTGTTTCTTCTAGTTTGTCTGCTGGTTAAGACAAATCGTTCTTCCTCCTTAAGACGCATATTTTCTTCTTTTCTAGATCTAAGATATTCTCCATAAAACCAATTTGAGTCTCTAGCTTCTTGACCTGGTTGAACTAATTGTCTTTGGTCCTTGCTATCGTTAGTGCTAGCAGGAACAGTAGATCCCATTAATTTAAATACTGCACCCAAAACCACAAGCTCTACTTGTCTATCAAGTAAATCTGTTGTTGCAGCTATTTTCTTTTTAAAGGTGTAGTAGAAAGTATCTCCGTGAGATAGTTCACCATAATCCCACATTGTTATACCTATTCCATTTGCAAAACCTGAAGTGTGCATATGCTTTGTCATACGCCAGGTGTTAATAACCCACGGCTCATCATTTCCAATAGATCCTGAACGAGGATAATAAACTGATAAAATCTCTTTTAGGCCTGTATCAGCAGTTGTGTAATACCAACTGTTCTTATTAGCAGTAGCACTACCAGTATTAAAAACATAAACTTCAGGATATAACTCTTCCATAATTGCATCTACGGCATTATCTATTTTTGCTATTGTAAATTTAGGATTTTTTTCTATCGCAGTTAAATCAGTTACGATTGCAGCAGTTGTTCCGTTCCAGGCCCTAGCTACTGTAAATCTATTATTATCCACAGAAACATTTTTAATATAAGCTTGTTCTCCAGTATTAAACTCTACAATATCTCCAGCATTCCAACTATTAATGTTACTAACTGTTATAACTGTATCTGTTGCTGAGACATTTCCGTCTTGATTTAAGAAATCTGTAAATGGTCTTTTGAGGTAATCAGTACCATAAAGGTAATCTTTGACACGTTGTCTAACTGCGGCTGCGGTAGCCACTATTTACTCTTCTTACTCGAGTCTACTATATTAGCTCGTCTCTTCACTACTTCTACTATCCAATCGTATACCTCTTGTGCTGATGCCGTCCATATCCTAGGACCAAGCTTATCTTTACCACACCAATCCACGCAACCTATCTTACTCTTAACAGGGCACGCACAACCAGGTATACCGTCTCTCAGTGGATTCGGTCTAGTCATATTGCTTGCATTCTTAACATAGTCTTGAAAGAGACGAGTTGCAAGTATATGAATTACTTTTCCTCTATCAGTTCTAGGTGGTTGTTTTATAACAGGAGGTTGTTCAGATACTTTAGAATAAACTTTTAACATAGCTAATTCTTCTTCCTTAGTTAAAGGATCATCTGCATCTATTAATTGAGATATTTCTCCTGAAGCATCTCTATGAACACGAACTTTCTTTTGGAAAACACCGTCGCCTAATTCTTCATCACCTAAATCAGAAGCTTTAGGTTTCAGGTGTTTATCCAAACCAAAAGAATCCTCCATTAATTTAGACGCATCGCCTAAATCGGGTTTATCCTTCTTTTTTTTATCTTTTTTAGCCACCCATTGTCCTTGAAGTTGTTGCGTTAGATGCAAACTTACCAGATTCACCTAAGTTTCTTTGCCTAAGTTTCTGCTCATAAGAAGCATCATACTCAGACCAATCGTCCCAAAGAGTTGAAAATAAAGGTGTTCCGTCGTTATCTACGCAGAATATAAAACCTTTTCTTTCATACTTTTTAAGACCAATCTGATCTTCAGGATTACCAGCTACACCGTTGTTAACAGTTTGTTCCCAAGGTAATTGAACTACATTTCCAGTTACCATACCGTCAGGATCAACTTGTAGTGCTTTCATAGTTTTCATATTCTTGAAAGGCACTTTTCTGCCGTCAGGATATTTACCTTGTGCGGTAAATTTTAAGACTTGGCCTTTAAACTTTTTAGTTTTGACATAACCTTCGTCTTTTTTTTCTTCCTGGACATAAGCTTCATTAACATCAGGAGTGCTAGGGTCATCAGCTATAAATTTACCTTTGTCATCTTTAGCTCTTGTTTTCTTTTCAGCCATATCTCTCCTCTGTCGTGTGTGTTGGTAGGAACACACGACAATAAATTACTCTGCCTACCCAGACTTTAAACGCTTAAGCGTCTGTTGTGATTTCCACACCAGCACTGTCAACGATTTCTCCGACACCATACATAGATGACACAACAACAACGAAACCACGAATTGGAGCCCAACGCATGATTTCTGTTTTTGCAGGCCATTTCTGTACCATACCAAGAGCGTAATCTTTTGAGAATACGCCACCAGCACGGTCAGCAGCAGAGTTTGCAGTTGGAACGTTTGTTGACTGATAAAAGTCAATACCCATAAAGTTACCGAAATAACCTGTATCGGTGTTTGTTCCAATTTCTCCAGCACCTGATCTAACACCGCCACCAGTGAAGATTCCTGAAGAGGAAGCCTCAATAGCAGTTCTTAAGTCAGCAATTTGAACTGGGTGTAATACACCAACATACGGTCCAGGAGCATTAGCTGCTTCTAGAGTATAAATTGCTGAGAATAAGTTAGCGAGTGTTAAATTAGATCCAGAAGTACCGACTGAAGTACCGAATCCAGCTAACAAAGCACAGATATCGACGTCAATCTTTTGAGCTACTGCGTTACCCATTTGTCTCATTTGAGCACCACGAGTTGCCGCAATAGAAGATACGTCTAATACGTCTGTGATTGTAGCCATGATTCCTACCTCAGAAGCAGTAAGAGTAGCTTTAGAAGTTGAGAGAGCTGTGTTTGCAAGCTCTGCACCTTCTGAAACTGCAGCAGCTGATTCAGCATCAGCTATTGGAATATCTACTGCTTTAGACGGTTGTCCTGATAAATCGAACATAGCTAGAAGTGGAGGTGTCACAACGGCTGCTTGTAAAGCATCTAGAATATCATCGTTAATGATAGCTGCGTAAACAGTATCATTATACGTAGTGGTATTCGTATCATTACTTGTAAAGTCGACCATTTGTCACTTTCCCTTCTTTTATTGATTAAAAGTCTGGTTAGCTACGTAATTATCGTCTCTCATCTCTACCTTGCCCTGGATTAACGCTTCGTGTGCTGCAGTTGGATCATTTACTTGTAATTTTTTATATTGTTCTTTTGTCATTTTTCCACCTTCAGGTGTTCCAACAACAGAAGGACTTGCATTATCAGCAACTTGACCCATATTGTTTAAGCCAGCAGATTGCTCTACTGGTGCACTTTGAGGGGATAAGTTATACGATGTTACAAATTCTGAAACTGTATCATTATTGATTTCAGCATCAGGATTTGCTTTAAGAAATAATTCAGCGTGAGAGTCTTGAAAACCTCCAGCTCTAAAAGCTTCTTTAGCTTTCATACCTTTTAGTTCTCCAGATACTTGGTTGAATTGCTCTTGCAACGCACTATTATCCGATTTAGCTTTATCTAAAGCTTCACGTAAATTTGGGATTGATTCTTCGTTAGACAAACCAGCTCCTTGTTCATTTGACATTATTACTCCTATTATGTCTACACACTCTTATAGGGATCGAGTGGTATTCTTATACTTTTGTTATTAACTCAAAGCCAGTTATTTCAAACAAGAGGTTTGAGTAATCTCTTGTTATTACCAATTTTAACCAATAGATCGGATTTGTCTATCTTTCTGCTGAAAAGTTTTACTTCCAGCAAGTCCAGAAGCTAAATTCTGTAAGTTCTCATCTTTTTCATAAATTCTAAATAAAGCAGTAGCTAGTTCTGTTTCAGTCATACCGCCTGGCTCTCTGTATCCTAGAGATAGATTTATAATCTGATCTGCGTCTAAACCATAAGCACCTAAGTCAACATACTCTCTATATCTTAAAAGAGTTTGTGATGCTGATTGTAAAGCAGCAGAGACTTGTTGGTTAGTTAATTGTCCAGGAGTATTCCTAGCTATCTCTAAAGCTTCTTCCACAGACAAGTCATTTAGCTCCAATTTGGACGCTTGTTCTGTAATAGAACTTGCTTCGTATAAATCGTAAATCTCAGTAGGAGCAGCTCCTTTAAAGAAATCTACAATTCCTTGAGGGCTAGTTAAATCAAAATCTAATCCTTGTGCGTTAATTACTTTTTGGAAAGCAAGCATAGCATCAGAGTTTTGTTCTGCTCTTTCAAAGATATCGTAGGTTGCTTGTAAGTCATCAAGAGTAAAACCTTTTTTAATTGCTTCAGCAGCTAAAGCTTGAGCATCAGCAGATTCTCCGTATCTGTTATTTAACTCTCTTACTTTACGCTCATATCCTTGATAGTTAACTAAAGCTTGTGCGTGATCTCCTCCTGTTAAAGAAAGCATATCTTGAAAAGCAGGATATCTTTCTTTAAAAGAATTTTTCTTAGACATCTCTCTTAAAAACTTAGTGTCACTCCAATTTTCTGCTACTGCGATATAAAATAAATCTTTTATTTCTGGATCATCATTAGCCCAAGTTGGTAACAACAAGTCACCAGTAGGAGCCATTAATGTTCTCTCTACTCTTGTTGAGTAATGTTCTTGAGTTCCCACAACATCTGAAATACTTCCTCCAGATATTCTTCCTTGTTTAAAATCGCTATAAGATACAGTTCCAACTATTGGCGGCTCTTTGCCTGCACCAATACCTTCTAGCGTATCTAAATCTTTTCTATCTGCGTAGTAGTAAATTTTGTTTCCACCTGGAAGTGTATATTCCACAAAGTAAGCTACTGGTAATCCAGGATAACCTGTTACTGCATACCAAGTTCCACCTTGAGCG